TGAAAACGCACGGAATGAGCTTGCAACATTAACGGATGCAATGGCAGACGCAACAGCGCAAGCCAATATTCTTGCACATGATCAAAAAGGTATGCAAGGCATTATTTCCGGTTTGACAGGTATAACCGGGGCTTTTTCAGCCGCCCAAGGTGCAATCGGATTATTTGCCGGAGAAAATGAAAACCTTCAAAAGATAATGTTGAAGGTTCAATCACTTATGGCAATAACAATCGGCCTTCAGCAAATCGAACAGATGTTGAACAAAGATTCGGCCTTCACCCTTGTTGTTGTCGCCAAAGCCAAAACATTGCTTGCAACAGCAACAAGCGGATTGGCGGCAGCCCTTGGGGTTTCTACGGTTGCCGCACAAGCATTGTTAGCAACCTTAACATTTGGTTTATCGGCAGCTATCACGGCAATTATTGTATTGGTTTCCAAATATATAAGCAAATCCAAAGAAGCCCAAAAAGCAACTGAAGAATTCAATAAAGCCGTTGTCGATTGTGCGGCCAAACCTATTGCAGCTATCGAAGAATTATCGGTTGCTTGGTCCCGATTAGGTGACAACCTAAAAGACAAAGAAAAATTCATTATTGAAAATGCTGATCGCTTCAAAGAACTTGGCGTCAAGATCAATGATGTGAAAGAAGCCGAAACCATACTAAGCAGTGAAGGACAAAAGAATAAATTTATCTTGGCAATGGTTCAGAAAGCCAAGGCAATGGCTTCGGCTGAAATTGCTGCAACCAAATACAAAGAAGCTTTATTGAAGCAACTTGAAATGGAAAACACACCGGAAAAGGTAGCAAGAACCCGCAATAAAATGGTTCAAGGTTCGCCCGGTAAAGGATCATACGGAATGACAACAGAAGTTTACTATGTTGACAATGAAGATTATACTAAATTGAAAGAAGCCAAAGAAAAGCTTGAAAAAGAAGGTCTTGACCTATTTAAAAAGTCAGCAGAATTCACGGCCAAAGAAAAAGCAATATTGAAAGAAATTGGCGTTTCAACTAATAACATTGTTGAAGGATCAATTGCGGCCCTTGAAC